CTGGCGGGCGCACGCCGAAGTGCGCTTGTATCAGTTCGATGTATCGGGTTCCGCCTGGAGCATCGCGCTCGAGGAGTTTTTGGACTTGGAAGGCCATGCGTATGGCGTTGATGGTTGCCGATGTTGCTGCGCTGAGGTCGGCGTATAGGTTGCTTGGATAGAGTCCGGTACCGGCCTCGGTGCCGGTGTCACTTGAGAATCCGAGCTGGTTGCCGCTGTTGCTGATTTGCAGTCGGCGGTTTGCTGTTGGTGCTGATCCGGAGCTTGTGAGGAATTGCAGTCTTTCTTGGGCTCCGGTGACGGTTGACGATGCGCTGGTTTTGACGGCCGCGCTCGTGCCGAGTGGCAGTGTCACTGCGGTGCCTTTTTGCGGCCAGGGCAGTGCGCTTGTGAAGTAGTCGTGTGTTTTCGAGCGTTTGCGGATGGGGTAATCCGCGTGTGCGTCCGGTCCGTCGCCCACCACTGTTGTGGGGAGTGTTGTCAGGTTCTGATCTCTGAACCATTCGTTGAAGATCAGGTTGTATGCCCGGAAGGGCAGTGCGCTGACGGGTCTTCTTGTTGTTGTTTGGCCGAGGCATGGCAGGCCGAACATGTCTGCGAGCTGTAGCTGTGCGAAGCCTCCGCTGTCCGTCGATACGATTTTGGGTATCGCGTAGTTTCCGCCGCTGATGAATTCTTCCCAGTGCTCCCATACGAGGCGGTTCGGTACGAAGAACCAGAAGGTTTCCATTTCTGCGTTGTCGAGTACCGGCACGATGGGCGTCGCGAAGCGCGCATATATCGTGCTGTCTCCTTTGAAGTGGTCTCCCGGCATCATTTCTTCGCAGTAGATCGGGATGAGGTCGCCGGCGTTGAAGGTCATCTTTCGTGACTGCCGGAGAGGGAAGGTGCTGCGCGGGATGTCCGCGCGAGGCACCATTGCGAAGTCGTGTTGACTTGCTTGCTTGTTTCTGAAGTTGGTAGCCATTTTTAGTTATTCCTTACGGGTTTTTCAGCTGTGTGCCTTTGACGATGAGCTGGAGTTCTGGGGAGAGGTTTCCGTCTGCTTGGCGGAATTCCCCCAGGTACCAGAGCTCGAAGTCTTCTGGGTACAGGTTGATGAGGTTTTGGCTGTCTTGTCGGTTGACCTCCATTTTGAATACGCGCACTGCGTGTGCGTGTGTGGGTTGGAAGAAGGGCGTGTTGAATTCGTCCGCTCTGATGTCTTTGATTGCGAACACATGAAGTGTTCGCGGATTTGTGGCCGTTTCGACGGCTTTGCCGATGTTCGTTCCGATGTTCCGTAGTTTCTCGAGCATGATTGAACCTCTAAATTTTCTTGCGTTGGATGATGCGTGCGCGCGTTTTTTTTTCGTGTGCGCGGAGTTCTTCAATGCTTAATGGTTCGTGTTCTTCTTTTCTCTTTTCCTTTATTTTCTCCATGCGTAACGGATTGATTTTGTCGAACAGCTTGTCGAAGTACTTTGGCGGCCGCATTTTCTTTCCCCGCAGTACGAGGAAGTCTTTCTCGTGTCCATAGATGTCTCCATGGAACTGCGGGAGCCATTGCGCAGCAATGGCGGAGCGGAGACTCATGACCGCGTACGGTTGTACGACAGGTATGAGCTCTCCGGTTTCCTCATCTAGTCGTGCGTACGGCAAGGTCCCCTTGCCAAGCTTCTTTTTCAGGACATATCGCGCGGTGTAAGCCGCCGTTTCGAACGTCAGTGCTCCGATTGACGTATGTCCGTATCCCCACAGCTGATTGAGCTGTTGAGACACATACAGTGTGTGTTCTCCATTTTTCTGGAATTCGATCTTGTCTTCGAAGTCCATCCCGAAGAGGCACGCGTGGTAGTGGGCTCTGAGGGTTTTTTCTCCGTATTCGCCGCATGCGAAGTAACGGAATTTCCCTTTTTGTTTTCTCAGTCTCTTGAAGAACTTCTGCAGGTGGCTTTTATCGAGTGAGCCATCTTCGGGCAGATGTTCGTCGCTGTAGGTCAGCGTGATGAAGCAGTTTCTGAGGTGCAGTGTGCTTTCTAGATAGCACCTGGTCGCCCATTGTCTCGAGTATTCCAAGCGGCATCCTATGCAACGTCCGCATGGCACTTGCAGTCTTTGCCATGATGGTTTTGGCGGGTGTTCTCCGAAGGTGAGTGGTCCGCCTCCGGGTGCTTGCCACCCGGTGACGGTGTGGTAACAGGGCACGTGCCCTTTAGAGTCGGATTCCACCCCTCATGGGGGGTGGAGCGACGTTGATTCGCTTCGTCTTCGATGATGCGTTTGCGAATTTCCGCGCGCTGCGGTGCTTGTTCACTTTGAACCTTGCCATGAGACCTCCTGAGGTCGTGTGTGAGCTGAGTTTGAGCGGGGGCCGGTAGGCACCCCGCGGGCGGCTGGGATCGCCGCCTCTGGGGCCCCTCCGGGGCTGTACCAATTGCCTACTTGATGTAATTGGTACAGGTGACACTAGCTGCTCTTGTCAGCGAGTGTCAACTATGGACGGTCTTTTCCGTCCTCGGGATGGCTTCGCCAGACCGTTTTTTACGCGCTCCACAACGTGAGGTGTGGGAGCGTTTCCAAACATGTCTTGCGTTTTCAGGTCGCATGTGCATTGGTGGTAGGCCATGCGACATCTTTGGCAGTTCATTTCTTCGGATCCGGCTTTGGATCGTCGTAGGTCACTACGTGGACTCTCATGGGCGGTGGCTCGGGTACCGGCGCAGGTGCCGGTGGTTCGATTCCCATTTTGCGCAGCTCCTCTTTGTTGGCTGGTTCGGTCGCGAATGCGATGAACTCTGCCGGGTCGTAGCCGAATCTTCGGCGCACGTCGACCGGCAGTTCCTCGAAGGCGTTTTTGCCTTCGCGGATTTTTTCCTGCATCTCGCGGAAGTCGAGTGCAGTTGTGAAGTCGCCGAATAGTGGTGCGACTTGCACTTGGGGCAATTGTCCAGATGCCCCGTATTTTTTCATGATGATGTTGATGTCCGTGTCCGCAGCGTCGGACTGCTGCGTCATGGATTCTTCCGTGTTGACCGTTGAGAACGCTTTGGAGCGTTCGCGGTTGTGTGTGTACAGCGATGTGAATGCTGGAGTCATGGTGCTGCCCTCGGTGTTCCGAAGAATTGTTGGATGAAGCGGATGTATTTGCTGGATTCGCCGAGTTCATCGGCGAATTTGGCGTCCACTTGTCTTTGCGACATGTTGAGGTTTTCCGCTTCGTTGCGGAGCTCTTGGTATCGCTGGATGAGTGGATTGAGTTTTTCGAGCTGGTCAGCGTTCAGCTTTGCAGTGCGTAGCTGTTGGTCGGTGATTTCCAGTTCGGTGATTTTTCGTTTGATGTCTTGTGCGAGTGCTTGTCCCTCGAGCTCGAGTTTGTTGGTGCCGGTGTTCAGGTTTAGGGCGGTGACGCCTTTTAGGCGTGTGTCTTCCTGAACGTTGTCGGCTTGTGCTTGCAGGAGTTTGTTTTGCGAGGCGATGTTCTCCAGTTGCATGGCGGCTGTTTTTGCCGCGAGTGCGTTTGCTACCGCTGTGCCTCGGTACTCTGGTTGCATCTGTGCTGACGCCCCTGCAGGGGATGATGCTTGGCCTTGATAAGCCAGCATGGGGTTGAGACCTGCTGCTTTCAGGTCGGCGATTCTCCTTTGTACTTCGGTGTTGCTCATTCGCTCTTGGAACTTCATTTGTTCTCGAGCCATTTGTGCGTTGGCGGCGTTGGCGCTTTCCTGTGATTTCGCTCCAAGGAATGAGTCCGCTACGGATGCGATCACGGGTGCCGCTATGCTCCAGAAGCCCATTAGAAGTGGTCGATTAGGCCGGGCACGCCGTAGACCGGTAGTGGTCTGGTGGCTCGGACTTCGTGCAGTACGTCGAGCAGAATTTGCTGTCCGTCTGCGTCTTCTCCCACTGCGAGCGATCTTGCGAGCGTGGTTTCGCTTGGGTCTTGTATGAACGTGTTGTTCAGCGATGGTCTGGTTGCGAAGTCCTCGCTGTAGTGCCAGATGTCGATCGGGTTCGTCGATGTGGATCTG